AAGCACGGGGCAACTTTTTTCCTCTACCTGCTAGAGATTTACCACTATCTATTCTATTAAGGGTCTTTTGATAGAAGTCAACTATCTCTCCTTCAATCTCAGTAATGGTAATAACTTTGTCTTTAGGTATAATAAATTCATCTTCCATTGTAGCATTCATCCATTCTTTCAAATGAAATCCTGATACTTCTAATGCACCCTGTCTTTTTCTAGCATTCTCTACAGAGAGAGGTCGATCCAACAATATCCTATCCTCTTCAGTAAGATAAGATATTTTAGAGATGATCTCTTCACCCGATACTAATTTTAAATTTGCATAGAATTCTTCTTCCATATTAGTTTGCCCTAAGGTTTACTCTAATAACCTCATACTTAAAATTCTCTTCATTATAAATGGTTACTCTTTCATTCAAATGTCTGAGTGTATAGTTCTGACCACCAATGTCATCAGCTATATCATATAAGGTTGCGATGTCTTTGCCTTCTCCTTTTCTTAGAACCCTTCCAATCGATTGAAGGTTCCTGATTCTTGATTTAGATGGAGATGCAAATACGATGTTGTGAAGACGTTTAATGTTAATTCCAGTTGAGAAGGTGCCGTAACTGGCAACGATGATAGCATTAGATTCTGTCTCTGTAATTTTGCGAACTTCTTCACGGTCTTCTACATCAGTTGAACCATGAACAAAAAATAGTTTTCGTTCAGGGTCTATGATGCTATTTATTAGTTCATAAAGTGGCTCTCCGTGCTTCTCTACATAGTTAAATAGAACTAGGGTATTGCCTTTAATATCTTGAACAAGATTTTTGATAAGGTTATTTCTTCCTTTATGTGATACAAGATACTCCATCTCATCATGATATGTGTCAAAATGCTGAGGAGCATGTTTACAAAGTAGAACTTTTATCCTAAATTTAGATAAGTAACCTTCTTTAATCAATGAATCAGTTTTTGTCACTTGCTCACAATCACCAAATAATCCTTCTAATACCCATTTATGAGTTTTGCTACCGTCTAGGGTACCAGTAAAACCAAATCTATACTTAGCATTATGCAACTTAGTCATGATGCCAGTAAGTGATTTACTCTTGAATAGATGTGCTTCATCACCAATGACACAATCTATGTCATCAAAGTATCTCTTGGGGAATTTGTAAATCGATTGCCAAGTTGATATAATAATATTTTTATCAGTAATCTTATCCTTACCACCGTAGATCTTATGAATAAAAGAATCAGCATCCCACCCGTAGTCAGCGAAATCGCTAACCATTTGCTCAACAAGGGAAGTAGTTGGGACGACTATAAGTATCTTCTTTGCGGTGGCAGCATAGTATCTGACTATGGAGTAGATCATAAGAGATTTCCCAGACCCCGTAGGAGAAAGAAGTAACTTACGGTTATTCTTTATCGCTTCATAAACTGCATTATATTGATATGTACGTGGAGTGATACCATCTTTAGTAATCTTATCCATGAAGTGTTTAACACCTGCAGGAGAGACAAACCTATTATCATCTGTAATATCCCCATACCAATCATTCTTTTCGTACTCAATATTATATTGCCTTTCGTTGGCCCACAATTCTAAGTGTTTCATTAGACCATGATAAAGTTCGCCTGTACCTGGTGAGTACAGACGAATAGTTCCATCCCAATATTTGTATCTAGGATTCTTCTTTAAGTATTTTGCTTCAGGGACTTCAAACGAAAAGTAATCTGACAGTTCATGATGTACATGTTCTTGAGCAGATTGTATAGTAATGTAGACTTCGTTTTTCTTTTTAATATTAATGGTGGTTGTCATTGTCCATTTACGAATTTCTCCCACTCAATAGCACTCTTGATCTGAAACCCTCTGTTGGAAATTTGTCTCATGACTTGATCCAACCAATAAAGCATTTGATCTAGGTATTTAATTTTTGCTTCTAGGTTGATAACATCATCATCAGACTCTACATAAACTTTTAATTTATCTTGAGTCTTAATTGAGGTTCCGAATGGTTTAGCGGCGTATGTCTTAGCGTCTGCCTCGCCAGAGTAATACTCACGCTTCTCTCTAACCACTTTACGGATCTGAAACTCCAGAGAGGTTTTAATCTGTTGAATGTCAGTGTAATGGTTTAAGTATTTATTGTGCTGGAAAGGGATGTCTAAAGCGAGTTGTCCCAGATCTGCACTGTATTGTTTGTTTTTAAATTGAAAGTCAACTGCAGAATCATCCGCCCATTGCTCTCTTAAATTTTCAAATTTATTATAAAGGGTATCAAAATTCATAATGATTTCATATTTTTATCACGAATGTAAAATTCTTGGTGCTTAAAGGCAACCTCTGCAGTAATGTATTCTGTATCTGTCATTGTAGCATCAAATTGCAAATTAGATAACCCAACAGGAAATAGGTTTTTAAAATCAACAACGAATGCTGGATTGTATTGTGATGTAACTATAAGAAGTTGACCTTGTGTATAGATGTCAGATTCTAATACTTCTCTCTGCATCTGGTCTGCATTACCAACGTCACGCATCCAAGAGTGAATGCTGTAGTAATTTTTTAAATCTTCATCAACAATAAAACGTACAGAAAAATCACCAAACGTTACTCCACCACCAGGATAGATAGGCAAGTTCCTAAATGGACTTGCTACTTCCGTAGTAGGCATTGTAATGTCAGGTACATTTGCTGTTTGACAAAAGAAGTCCACTCCCTCAAACTTTTCCAGTTTAAGAAGGAAACCAATTGGATTTAAGAAATTTCTATTAGAAGGTTGTTCCTTATACCACTTAGCGGACATGTCAATTTATAAGCTACTTACTATTTATTAACCCACAATACGACGAAACCCCACGCTTGGTGGGGTTCAATAAACGCTTTATTAAATGTCTGCGTCTTTCTCTTGCAGCACGTAGTGCTTGAGGTTTAAGTTTTCGTTTGGCATCCTTCTTAGAGTGATGCTGCCAGTTTGGTGTGTTCATCATCCTCCTCCAAAATCGTATTGGTTATTAGTTATAAAATCAAGGTAAGCATACCAGTCCTTTTGCTCGCATCCATTATTTAGAGCATCATACATTAGATCAACAGTATTGTGATGAGGAAATATAGGATGTTTACAAGTATACTCTGGGACAATAAATGTCATGATACCTTACCACCTGTGCAATTCCATGGTGAATCAGGATCTATTGTTTCCATCCAATTAAACCCTGATCCTGGTGGATAGATATACTTACCATTCTCATCAAAGTTTGGTCCTGTTTTCTTTGATGGATACTTAGGATAGGGTCTTAACCCTGCTCTCATCTCTTGTCCCTTTCTTCTTCTCATCTGATTACCTGTCTCATGGTCTTCAGGCATAGTTGGCCATGATGTGCCAAGTATATCCTTAAGCATTTGTCTTGTGTAACCGTTAGGATGCTTGTCGCTCATTTAACACCTCGTTGATAAGGTCTTTTAATTCTTGTCTTAATTTAGGTTCAATCAATGGTAATGGTTTAACATTAAATGGTGGATAGATTGGATTACCTTCCGCATCTTTAGGAAATACATTGTCCTTACTACCCTTAGTAGTAGGACCACTCATTCCTTGTGTATCTATTTTAGTCATAATGATCTCCTAGTCCTTCTACGGGTTTAAGTTCCCAGTCTTTACCATAATATTTTTCTAGTATATTATGATGTGCTGCATCTTTGTTTATCACTATCTTCTTGGGTGGTGGAGGTGGGAACATCTCCATCTGTATCTCAGGTATAGAATAGGTGTCACCATCCTTTCTGTGGTGTTGCCAGTAAAACGTACCGTTTGGTTTTTTATATAAGTGGTCTGCTTCATGTGGACTCAGTAGTACCATCCTAACTATCTTATCACCTTTCTCAATCATATGATTTCTTTACCTCCATATTTAATGTAAAGTCTTTTCACCTGTTCTTTTTCAACACTACATAAATTTATACTGTTGTGTAAACATATACGGATGCATTCTCTATCACTTACTGGTGCTCTTTGTCTCCATCCATCTTTATCAATGATAGTTTTAGCACCAGCAAATCCAAACCCATCATCATCACTACCCGCTTCTACCTTAGATAAGTCAGCACGAGGTGTTGATGGATTATTATAACTATGTTTTATTCCCATTTGTCATCCTCCTCATCATCCCAAACTTCATAAGGACCATGTTGCATCCTTTTAAGTTTTTCAGTTTCATTGCGAAACGAATTCGTTTCAGTTAACCACATAGCAAGCTTCATAATAATAAACACCACTAAGAGTGGTGTTAAGCATAGTAATAGTAT